AAATCTTCGTACTTCTCTTCAAATCCAGGCAGTTGATAAGCAGAGCAAGTAGGAGTGAATGCACCAGGCAGACTGAAAATAACCACACGCTTACCATCAAAAAGTTCCGCAGATGTACGAGTTACAAATTCACCAGACTCACGAAAGGTAAATTGAACTTGAGGAACCTGATAACCTTCGCTACGCATATTAACCTCCATCACCAAATACCAGGAATAATTTGACCAGTGGTAAGGTAAGTACCAACAGCAATAACAAAACCAAGCATTGCCAGACGAGCATTGAGGATCTCTGCCTCAGGGGTCCATCCAAATTTGTTCATTTTAGTTCTCCTAAATTAAAGGTTTTCTTCTTGTTCTGTAAGAATTACACAATCAGACTTGGGATAAGCAACACAAAGAAGTGCAAATCCTTCTGCCATTTGGTCATCATCAAGGAAAGATTGTTCTTCATTATCAATCTCACCCGAGATTACTTTACCAGCACAAGAGGAACAGGCACCTGCCTTACAAGAATATGGAAGGTCAATACCTGCCTCTTCTGCTGCTTCGAGAATATATTGATCTTCTGGACATTGAATGACATTTTCAGTTCCATCGGCGGAACGAAGAGTAACACTATAAGTCATTAGTAAGTTTTAGAAAGTTGATTTACAGATGCTGCCAATAGAACGAAAAAGGCAACAGATGTAATTGTAAACGTAATTTCTGCCATTGTCAATCAATTATCAGAAGATTCCGAAGAAAAGTTTGCCAGTGATAACATAAGAAAGAGCCCCAGCAATAATGCCGACCATTGCCCAGCGTCCATTGTACATCTCCGTAGTTTGCATAGGAGTCAGAAGACCCTTGCGATTATATTCTTGGTAAACCATAGTGGGTTCTTTTGCCCACATATTTTGTTGACCACGATCATTAGTTGTTACAGTCATTGTAAATTCGTTAAGAATTGTTACACAATTATATAGCAAAAATAAAGAGGGGTCAAGCCCCTCTTGTTACGGTTTCCCCATATACTAAGTATAAATTACTACTGTTGCTCTGGTGGTGGTTGATTCTCTTGGTACTGAAGAGATGGTGGTAAAGTTCCAAAATAAGGATCATAATTAAAAATCTCATTCCAATCTGGAATTTGCAAAGCACTATTCTTCCAAAAACTCCAAAGTCCTTCATAAGAACTTTTATGAAAGGTCTCAATATGTTCATGATGAATTGATGACCCCAATTCTAACTTATAAAGAAATAGAGGAATTGCAAAAGTGTTTCCAGAATTATAAATCAAATCATCCGCTACAGCACGAGGTTTAGATCCATTATCTAACTTATACTTATCATCTCTAAGGTGAAGTCTTAAAAGTTTTTCTGCATGATGACGAGTAATCATATAACAAGCAGTGGAAAAATCATTCACAAAACGTTTGTGAATTCTTAAATGAACTTGTGCGGGATTAATTATTGCTAACTGAATAACATCATAATGATATGGCACTTGAGAAGAGAAATCTTTCCAAGTAAAAGGCCAATATCTTACGGTTTCTAAATCACAATCATCCTCCATAATTAAAACACATGGATGATCGGTTTCTTCAACGAAATAACGTAGTGCTTTAAGATGGGAAGTTACACATCCAACTTCTCCAGAAGACATCATATCTGGATATCTACCCTTAATAATATCACTCAGATCATCCTCACGACCATCATAACCAGAAATGCGAGTATAATCTTCAATTTCCCAATAGTTTAATTGATCAACCATAAACTTATCACGTTCTGGTTGACCATCAAGATTGAGATAAATGATGGGTGGTAATCCTTTTAGTTTATATGCTGATTTGTTTTTGTCCATTATGCTTTTCTAGTGTAAAGTGCGTCTCCCCAAATTTGCCCTTCCCAAGAAGTCTCTACCCTTTCCATATTATATTGGGAAAGAAATTCATCGAGTTCCTCAACGTAAGCGTTACCTTCATAAACTTCATCACGATTGACTTCGCAATAAACGTAGTCAACATTTTCTAAAGTTTTTTTGGCACCTTTAAGGACCTCCAGTTCATATCCCTGAACATCCATATTAATGAAATTATACTGGGTATAATCAAAATCGTCAAGAACCTTAACCTCTACTTCCTCAGTTTCAGGAAACTTTACGTGAGGATGATGAGTAATATGAACTTTGGGTTTTAACAAAGAACTACTTTGCTTTTCATTATCACTCACATACATAGTTGCTACAGTTTCTTCTGGTCCCAAAGCAACTTGATGAGCAATAATATTGGCGTTTAAATCTTTAATGTTTTCACAAAGAATATCAAAAGAATCGCTCAATGGTTCGAAGATAACAATTTCTTGGATACCATTTCGAACGTATTCATCAATCTCTTCTCCATAATGCCCCCCAATATGGATGATACCTTTTACATCCATATTGTATTTCTTTCTAAGTCCAGTAAAACTCAATAACATTTTAAACCTCTATAAAATCTCCAAGAATAGTATGTAGAACTGAAGTCTTATGACTATCTACAACTTTTAATCCGTTGTGCCAGTTGCAGGCATTTCTGAAATGAAGAAACTTTCCATCAAGATGGAGTTCCATTTCATATCCACCATTAGAAACTGATGGGTCCTTAAGATTTATATCCCGATAATTGTCAGGATATTCAACATCAGTTGGAGTAAACCTGATGTTAGAACTACGAATAAGTTTGTAAGTTCCTCCACAAGAATCTAGAAGTTGCCCCTCAACATGCTGTGGATAGAAATCAAAGTCTTCTTTCTCAAGAGCACTCTTTCTAAAGAAGATCAACCCTTGCCAAACATACTCAACAGTGCCGCGAGTTTGTACACATCCAGCAAGATCACAATTTTGCATAAACTCATTCACACTAAATGATTCGATAAGAAAATTATCATGGTCTAAAATTACCACAAAACAATCTTCAGAATCCTGCAGAATGACATTATCATAAGTCCACTGAATTGCATCAGAGTTATAAAAACTCGGAGTATTCCCTGGTTGAGAAAGGTGATGATGCAAAGAAATATTATTTCGATCACAAATTTCTCTAAATTGATCTAGAAACTCATTATCACGAGTATCATATACTACGTGAAACTCAAAGTCATCTTTAAGATAATTTTTAAAACAATCAATTTGATACTGAAGAATATCAGGTCGATTAAAAACAAAAGTAAAAACTTTAACTTTCATAGTGATCTAGCAAAATTTGCACTGTTTTTTGTGGAGACAACTCTCGGGCGACATAATCTTGGGGAGAATAATTAGAAAGATTTGAATAAAAATAATCAAACCCAGATTCTAATTCATTGATGGAATTAATTTTATGACCACATTCATCTGACCAATAAGGAACTGAAGTGGCAGGAACAGAATATTCAGACCCCATATGATCCCATACAATCTGATCCCATACAAAAATTGGTTTATTAACTGCCATCATTTCTTGAGTGGCAATTCCCTGACTCTCAGTATTATCAATTATAACACAGAATTTGACTTCCCCAATAGATTCTAAAAACTCTTCTTGAGAATAATTACCATATTCCAAACCTGTATAAGTGAGTCCTCTTTTTTCTAGAAGACTTAAAACAGATTGCAGATGCTCAACTGGTCTATTTTTATAATAGACCAAACAATCAACAGTTGGATTATTGTTTATCTGCGGTGGATAAATTGCAACTGGCCAATTAAGAGTTCCTCTTACATTAAAGAACTTAGTATATAAATCAGCAACCCATTGAGATGGAGTAATAATTTTTCCATACTCAGTAAGTTGAGAAAACTCGGGTGCAAAAGGCCACACCTGAGGTCCTACTAATAAAGTTTCTTTGTTCTTTATTTGTACATAGTTATTAACTTGGTATGGATCCCAATGCAAGAACAAATTATTTTCATATTTTTCTTCATTCTCAGCATATGGAATTCCCACATCATTTAGAGAATGAAATAAGTTTTGTATGACCTTTTTTGGTCCAGACATTCTACCTTGTAGATGACTGTCTCTATAAAAAACATTAATCATTTGCAGAAATCCAATCTTCCAATTTCATAGTTGGTTGCCAACCAAAAGTTTTTTTAATTTTTTGATTATTAGCGAGACTAAATCTAACTTCACCTGCACGAGGAGGAAGATTGATTGCTTCTCCACCAATCATTCTTGCAATTTGATTTACAGAAACATTAGTCCCTGTTCCAACATTATATACTTGCCCATACGCTTCATAATCAACATCAGAAAATGCAGCGGTAATATTTGCATTACATATATCACCAACATAAACAAAATCTCTACGCTGGTTGCCATCACCAACAATAGTCAAAGTTTTTCCTTCAGATTTTTGCCTCATAAAAATAGCAACTACAGGAGCATATTGACCCCTATAGGGTTGTCTCTCTCCATACACATTAAAATACCTGAAAATGATCGTTGGCAATCCATATAACTCTGTGTACATTTTGCAGAGTTTTTCTCCGTTTACCTTAGAAACAGAATATGGATTTAAACAATCATCAGGTTGAGTCTCAACATTAGGGGATTCATTTTTACCATAAGCAGATGCAGTTGATGAATACATAACTCTCTTAACACCTGCTTCACGAGCACACTGAAGAACTGTACAAGTCCCAACAGAATTAACTGTTACAGCGTGAATTGGATTCTCAATCGCTGGTTGGATATGAGATTCTGCTGCAAGATGAAACACATAATCTACACCATCAAAAAGTGGTCGAATACCTTCATAGTTACAAATATCAAGAACACAATTTAAAGCATTAGGATTCCAGTAAAATTGTTCATTAGTTGTTGACGATTCATTATCAATGACAACAACTTCGTGTCCCAGATTTATGAGACGATCAACAAGATTTGATCCGATAAATCCTGCACCACCCGTCACTAAACATTTCATCAATATACCCTCAATGGTTTCCAGAAATTTTTATGTGGTTGAAACAATTCGTGTGTAGGATATGAAGTTAGAGGTTGATCAGTTCCATTCGAACTAGTCTGATAGAACATAGGATCATTAAAAGCATATACATTATAATACTTTTGCACCTCTGCAAATCCAATATCTTGATGATCAGCAATCTCATATCCGTGATATGCAATCTTTTTACAAAGAGAAGCATATTCTGGACTAATGTATAGAATTGCGTGAGCGCCTAACATATTATAAACTCTAAGCAATTCAGAATCAACCTTTTGATACTGAACGAAAGGTCCCGAGTGAGCGTTCATTCTCCCCCAAGAAGAAATACCAAGATACAATGCATCAGCATCATCAGGAATCTCAATCTCAGATCTAAAGTTCTTAACTACACAATCATCCTCAAAAACAATAAAGGGAGGATCAATTTCATTTAGTGCAGTAAAATGAGACAGTGAACATCCTGATAAATGTGCATCGGGAAAAACAAAACCCTCTACACGAATGATTGTCTCAAATCCAAGATCGGATAACATTTTTTGCATCCGATCATTTTTTTCAGTGTCCCTAGCAAGATTAATGTAGACTGCGGGGATCTTTTTGACCTCTAAGCGCATTGTGATTCTTCTTCAGTGCAACAATTTTAGGATTATAAGGATACTCAACATTTTGCATAAACTCCTCTGCATAACAGTATGAAGGAGTTAAACTCAATGTAGGAGGGTTATCAATTAAATAACGATTCATTTGTGACTCATCGTGCCACAAAGCAATGACATCATTCTCAAGATCTTTGGTAACTCGATCAGCGAGAACTTCTGCCATTTCTATAAATCGCTTAGTAGATCCACCATTAAATCCACCTGCATAATAATTTTCTCCCTCTTCACCAGGAGGAACATATGCAAGAGATTTTGGATTTCTATCATAAGATCTCTGTTCTTTAGGATAGAACGACTGATATGGATGCATTGTTGCGACAAGATCACTAAGAATCTCATCACCAACCTTTGCAACAATTGCCATATCTACATCAAGATAGAAGCAATAGTCGTGCTCCAGAATCCAATCTTTTTCTTTTACAAAATAATTAAACCTCTTTAGAGTTGGCATCGGCCAGGGTTCGTGATCAATCTGACAAACCCTAACATTGTCAGAGGTTTCTACATCATGATTAGTAAAAAGAAGACAATTAATTTCGTGCCCGTTAAGAAAGTTTTCCTCAACATTTTCTAGAAGTCTCTCAACAAAATCAATGTACTTGTTTGTTGCGATAGTTAAAATACAAATTTTCATAGGAACTCAAAGTTGTCAAAAACAACATCATCGATACTCTTATTTACACAGTCACCACCAAACCAATTTTTAGGTCCAATAGTTTTTTTACTCTTTCCTAACCAAGCACCCCACCAACTAAAAGAACTATTAGCAATTATATGATAGTTTGCTAAAGTCATCAAGCATAAATCAACTTCTGTTCCATTATTTTCAGAAATGAAAAAACGATCTGGTGCAAAAAATTCATGTTCTTTACACCATTCAGTATCATCAGAAAATACCATAACTGGTAAATCCTTTGGTAGTTTTTCCAGTGCTTTCTGATAATACTCAATAGTCTGAACTGGATGATTAGGATTGGTAACATAATCACCCCTTCGAATATGAAGAGATATGATCTCAGTATTAGAAAAATTATCGATAAAGCACTTACGGCAATCTCTCATTACAGATGCACTAAAGGTGAAATCTTTTCTAATCTCATCTTCGATATGCTTAAAGTATTTTTCAGTTTGATAGTATCCAAATAAATCAACATTATCTGGACAATTAATAAAAAGTTCCTTGTCAAAGGTGTGCATTCTTTCTTGGAGAATGAGATTTTGAACTAACTGAACATTGTTAGTTTTATCCACAGCGAAAACATCATAAAGAATCACATCAGAATTCTTTACGTTGCCATCGTTTTGACCAAATACTTCACGAGGAGGAATCGAAAAATCATATCCCCGATGCCTGGCAATACCTTTTAATGAGGCATACTGAAACATTTGATTGGCAAGTCTACCAAGATTTCCAATATTATTAAACGATAACATTTTTCATTTAGAAATAATTTTTCCAATAGTGTTTACTGCACCATCCCAAGAAAGATAGTTATTGTAGCAGTACTGCCCATATTCTAGCATATCTTTGTATTCACCGCTCTGAATAAGTTGATCAACCTTAGCAGGAATATGGTGAATTTGATCAGGAGAAATCATCAAGCAAAGTTTGTTCCAATTAATGTATTCTCTAAAAGGCAACCAAAATTGATCACTAATATAAATTGGAATACAACCCATCTGAATCGTTTCATAAAATCTGAAAGATGCAGGACCATAACCACGAGGGCACAATCCAAAAATAGAATCACTCAAAAGAGTTCTAAAAGTATCAACATCTTCTTGAGAAATTGCTGCTGAAGAAGTATCATAAAGATTATAACCCTCAACATTACTCAGAGTATCAAACATTTTTTCTCTCAGTTCATGAGTGCGTCTTCCACAAAAAACAACTTTATATTGCTTGTTCTCATTCTCAATCAAAGGATGAGGATCACAAAGAAGAGGAATGGGTTCATAGACAGAATTCTCACCAATAGGAGAACTAAAACTACCAGATGCAGCAAAAATTTTACAATTTGGAAGTTCTATAAGAGTTCCACCATCATACTGAACAACGGTAAAAAATTTCTCATTAGGTAATTGTTCAACAACATGAGAATAAAAAGTAATCAGTGGTTGTACATTTTTGCCATATCCGTTCAGAAGGTGATATGCAGTCCACTGAATAGGAAGATAAATGTAATCACTATCAATATTCTGTAAATTTTGACTAAAAAAATTATAACAATGTTTTTCAATCAAAGGATTATTCCCCTGATGTGGGGGATAAATCATATTCATCTCAGGTAAAAAACCCTGAGGAATCTCAAGCATTCGCATTTTTAATCATCTCCTCATACATATGTGATGCTGCACCAGCAGCGTGTCCTGTCATGCTCCAAAAACTATCCACTCTAAGACGATGATAATAATAAAGATCTGGAAGAATTTGGAATTTACCTTGATTAGTTAACCAGTAATATGAAAAAGCAATAACATCAGCAGCATGAGGTTCTACAGTGGGATCCTCAACTGCTTTAAGTAAAGAATCAACATAATGGTCTCTATTAACAAAAAAGTTTCCAGTATTTAAAAATCCATTTACACCTAAACCAACTCCGACTTTAGATGACAGTTCCGTTTCCAAATCAAAAAAGTTTTGTATTCCTTTGAGATCAAAAGGTTCATACCCAAAGCGACGATGATTCCAATCATCCCAAGCACGATATCCTTCTTTTCTTTCCATAATTGGAACACTTGGGCAATAACAAGTTTTATTGTCCCACTCACCAATATTATAAAGAGCGGATATACTACCGTCAACTAAAAAGTTATCACTGTCCAACAAATATACCCATTCATTTTTTGATTCTTTAACTACTTTAAACTTGTTTCGGAATCCACCAAGATTTTTTTTATTTCTAATTACTTTAATTTTTTTAGATTGCTTACTGACATCTTTAGCAGTGAGAAGATAAATTGATGCTGCTGCACCATGAATATCCTCAGGAGCTTCTACAGTATGCTTTATAGAAGTATCAAAATAATCCGCTAAGTTATAGTCACTGATTAATCTAAAATTAGGATCATAACTAATCTTATATCCATTTAGAAGAAAAGAAATAGACTCAAGTAAAGCATAATATTCTTCGTCAGAAGATCGATCATCACAAATCAATATTTCATCAACACGATCATCAAATAATGGCATTCTAATAGCATCTTCGAGATAATTAATGCTATTGTAAAAAGGAATTGCAACAGTAATATTTTTCATGAAAGGCAAGTGTCGAGCAGCATTTTATAATATTCGACTTCTGTATCTGGACAGGATTCCAATGAATAATGTGGATTGATTTTACATTCGGAATAAGTTTTAGTTGCTCCGATCCACTGACCCATTATTAGATTCCTTTCATTGAGATATTTTTGTTTAATACAATACTCAATATCACCAACCCTATTACCAAAAACAGAAATTTTTCCAGGATGACGAGATGAGATGGAAGATGGTTCAGGATATCTTAAAGGCATCTTAAGAGATCCAATAATTCTTGCACCAGTTGACTTAATATAATCAGATCCCATCAACTCAAATTGCCAAGGATTTCCAACTCTAGATAAAACATCAATTAAAAATTGGCGACGCCAGATACATAATTGAGTTGTAGCGGAATAGTTCGCTTCTTTTTTAAGAACATATACATGGTCATCAAGCATTTCATAATCAGATACTCGATAAGAAGGACTGATTCCCAGTTTTGCTGCACCAATAGAATAGTCATCTTCCATATAATCTAAAAGATCATGATATGCATCAAGATCTATAAAATTACTTAAGAGATAATCATCAAGACCAAAAATAATAAAGTCATCACTAACTCTTGACAGGTAATCTACAAGATATTTTGACCAGGAATCTGGACCGCCTTTCTGATCATCATCGAGAGCAATATAAGATCCAGCAACTAATTCACCAATATAATCACCATAGTTGAGAAAGAAAAAATCAAACTCACCTGGCATATACTTATTAAACAAATAAGAACTGGCAGCAAGAATTTTCTTACTGCCTTCATATCCCACTAGAATGGTTTTCATACCAACTCCATGATCTCCTCAATAGTAAATCTCTCTACTTCAGAAGAATCTGGACCATCTTCTAAAATCATTTCGTGTAAGTTTTCACCAGGTTGCAGTCCAATTGTCTTAACTTTATGAGTCTCACCTTTTGGATGATACTTGCGAATCATTGCTTCCAAAAGATTGCCAACTGACATTGACTTCATCTCAGGAACATAAGGTTTGGAATCTTCGGCATCATTTAAGCAATCAAAAATAAGATCAATTGCCTGATCAACAGTCCAATAGAAACGAGTTGCTTCAGGATCAGTGATAATTACTTCCTCATCGTTCTGAAGACGATCTTTCCACTTACAAAGAACAGATCCAGTAGAGTACAGAACATTACCGTAACGAACAGTTCTATACTTAGTACCAGGATTCATTCTCTCATAATCAGTGAACAAACGTTCGTGAAGAAGTTTACTAGCGCCATAAACACCACTTACTTGTGCTGCCTTATCAGTACTAATACCAAGAATAAACTCAATCGGATACTTACGAGTCAATTCCAAAATGTTTAGAGTACCATTGACGTTACCAAGAACACACTCCCGAACATTTTGTTCTGCCAAACCAACGTGCTTAAAAGCAGCAAGATGGAAAATAGCATCTACACCTTGCACTGCTTTTTCTGCACAATAGGGATCAGCAATGTCCCCAGGAATAATCTTAACGAATGGGAACTTCTCTTTGAGAGCTACAAGTTTTCCTTCGTTACGAGAAATGGTTACAATGTTGGTACATCCTGCTGCCCAAAGACGAGCAATCAGTTCTTGCCCAAGAAATCCAGCACCACCAGTAACAAGATAGGTTTTGTTTTTATCTAGAATCATTTTACTCTCCAAATCGTCAAACTTTCACGCCACCAAAAATAAAACTTTTTATAGGAATAAGACTGTCTTAAAAATGCATCAGTCTTTTCTTTATCTAATTCGAATCCCCAAGCATTCATTAGTTTTTCTACATCATATGTAGGCAATGGACTGATGTGCTGTGGAGGAGCATCAAGTGGGGGATAAGTGCTGCTCCAAGTAAGAATGAGATATTTTCCAGTCAACTTCTTTAAGTTATCAAGGAATACATCCAAGTATTTTGGATCTACGTGCTCAGCAACTTCAGTACAGTTAACCAAATCAAACTTTAACTCTTCCTCAAATGGATCACGAATATCAAAGATGTTAATACATTCTTTGACTTCATCATCAGCATTATCTTTCTGGTACTCGAAATATTCGATACCACAAGCATTTGCACAGTCTAGCATATTATAGACCAAATGACCAGTCGAGCATCCAATATCACAAAAACTCTCAATCTCATCCATATTAAAAGTTGAGAGAATGCACTTATAAAACTCATCATAAGGAGAAGAATCCTCCCTAAGTTCCAACTCAGGAGGATACATTATATCAATATCAATTTTGCCATCATCTTTAAAAGAAAGACGTGGATTACGCTCAAGAATATGAGGATCAAGTACAGAATGGTTTTTTCCAATCACACTGGAAATGCGATCATTCCAAGATAAAAAGTGTTCGTAAAATTGTTCGATCGTTCTCTCAGTCATTCTCTTTCCAACAAAATGTGATTTCCTTTACCTTCATATGCCAGATAATCAACACCTTCATAAAGAGGTGGTTCATCAATTTGATAATTTGTCCAATCACCAAAGTATGGACGATTGATATCAATGATTCCAGCGATAGCATCAATTGCAGATCCAACATCCAAGAATACAGCATCAGTATAATTCTTAAGACGATGGATCAGACCAGACTTGGAATGTCCAACTCCCATCAAGAAAATCTTAGATGAAGAATTAATTAGTTGCTCACCAACCATCTTTTCGGTGGCATCAATATCATCACAAGCAAATCGTTGAGGAAGAGAAATATAATCCTCAAACTTTTCGAGTCCAAGATATTCCTGATACTGAGGTGCTTCCATCAGATTCTCAATGATTTTCATTTTACGATCAGCACCAATCAAACCAATCTTTCCAGCAAAAGTTTTCAGTAGCCACTTATTAGCAACCAACCCGTAACCATACTCAGCAGGAAAGTCAATATTAATGCCTGGAAGAACCTCCTTAAAACGTTCACGATTTTCAGGGTAAATCTCACAAGTGTAGTAATCGCACTTTGTAGCACCTTCTACGAATGCCTGGTGATCAATCTGAGCATATGACTTACTCAGTGCTCTACGACCAGGAGCAGCACTACCAATACCTTCTTTCTTTAGGAAAAAGTAATCCCCATCACCAAACTTATAGAAAGTAGAAGATGCTCCACCATCTACAAGTTCTACAAGAAGAGATTTAAATTTCTCAAGATCTTCCTGGAAAGTTGGAAAAGTTTCCGAATTACCAAAGCAAGGATGAGTATCTAGATTAGTAGACTCTTCGATTTTATAAAGATCCAAATACATATCAGTCCTCCGTTACAATAGTGCCGTGATAAACTGCTCTCTTACCATCGTAAGAAGAGATACGCTTTTCACCATAGTATTCCTTTACCCAATAGATCACATAATCAATATCTTCTTGTGTCATACCAGGATGGCAAGGAAGACTCAGCAATTTCTGCCATTCACGATCTGCAACAGGATAATCACGATTCTGTTTTACAACACTGTACTTATGCAGTGGTTTAAAGTGAACGCTTGTATGAATCTTCTTATCTGCAAGATAATCAATCATATCACTACGTTCAGCAGCAGGAACACGAGCACAATAATACTGAACAGTTTCTGACCAAGCAGGAGTACGAATCAGACCCTCAAGACCTTCGTTATAGCACTTCTGAATATGACGACGCCACTCAAGATTCTTAGGTAGTTTCTTCATCTGCTCCAAGCAAATGGCAGCAGAAAGATCAATCATATAGCACTTGTAACCAAGAACATCAACCTCATAATCCCAAGAATAACCAGGTTTGCCAGTCAGTCCATCATCCTTACGAACACGAGAATAGGTGCTGCTGATACCCAACCAAGTCATAGGAACAAGTTTTTCATACAGTTCCTTATCATTGGTAGTAATCATTCCACCATCACCACAAGGCATTGTCTTTACTGCCTGGAATGACCACACAACAACATCACCCTTAGTTCCAGCACCAGGAGTGTAGCAACTATGAGCACAGTCTTCCAAAATGAATCCATCATAGAACTTACGGATTTCATCAATGGGCGCAGGAGTTCCTGCGTGATTTACAGCGATAATTGCTTTCGTATCTGGACGAAGACTTTTACGCACATCTTCAGGATCCAAACACAAAGTATCTTCCAGAACATCGACAATATTGGAAGTGCAGTTATTCCAAAGAGGAACAACAGCAGTTGTCATAAAAGAAATGGTAGGATTGATGATATCACAATCTTTGATGCCCAGTGCTTTCAGAACAAGATCCTGACCAGTGGTGGCACTATTGACTGCAACAGCATACTTTGCACCGACCATCTCGGCAAATTTCTTTTCGAACTCGGCAACCTTAGGTCCCTTTCCCCACCATCCACTCTCAATAGATTCTCTCAGAGAGTTAAGTTCTTCTTCACCACCAACAGGGCGAAGAACAGGAAGCATAGTATCACGAATTTTCATTTAAATCCTCCTATCAGCAAACGTGAAAATTGTTAACATCAAGAACCTTTCGGTTTCTTTCCCAGTCATTACGAACCATACCCAACCATTTTAACCATTCATACTCAAGTTTATTTTCATTGACAAAATTATAAAGAAGTTGTTCTGATCCAACACTTTGAGAAGAATCAGTTTCCATATAGTTTATAGCATAATTTGCATAATCAAGCATAACAGAGGCATTCATCGAGAAAAACATATCATTATAAAGTCCTTGCTTATGACTCTCTACAAACTTACCATTTAGAAATGCAAAGTCTGGATTTGATAGAAGTGCTTGTTTCTCTAGTCTTTCTGTTCTCTCAAAAACGTATGGGCAAGTGAAGAAACGTCTTGCCGTGATGTAAGAAATATTCTTATAATTATCTAGGTCAGTTTCGTCAAGGGCAGTTTTGAGCATCAACAACTCACCCATACCTTTATTCTTTGTTCCAATATTTCCTTCACTTCCAGTGACACACATTTCCTCTTCCGAAAGAAATTCTCTCAATTCATCATTCCGAATCTCTTCAGGATCATTAATAGTATTCTCACAGATTAATAGATCAAAAGAATCTGGAAGAACTCGTTTAAGTTGCTTGAGACAGATCAGATACTCTTCTTCTCTAGCATCATTAACCTCATCAGATAACTGAACAGGTCGCAAGGAACAAAATCCAAGTGCTAAATGTTTCATACAAAAAGACAGTTTTTTACATTATATCAGGAAGATGGTCAAAGCACAAGTAGTCAAGACCATCCTGCAAAGGTATGGATACTTGGAATCCTAATAAACGTAATTTATTAACATTTAGAGTAAAATTCTTTGCCTGAACTCTTCGATAAAATTCTGGTGTTTCCACAGAAATAATTTCACTCTTACTAAGAAGCATTTGTTTTGCAAGAAGAATAATCTCACGATAAAGTTCGGGAGATCCTGCACCAATATTATAAATCGAATTTAGTTCTCCCTTGTCCATTACTGTTCTAATTGCACGTGACACATCCTCAACGTGCATATAATCCCGATAATACTCACCATTATCATAAAGAGTAATTGGTTTATCTTCCTTAAGAAGATTCACCATATGACCCAAAACATTCTTTGTATTTGATTGCGTTTTATCGTGACCGTAAATACTAGCACTACGAATAATGCGATATTTTACATCAAAAGTTTCACAAAAAGAAACAAGCAATTGTTCTGCTGCTCTTTTTGTGATTGAGTAAAATCCTTTTGGGTCACAAGGATCAGTTTCTTTAGAATCTAAAATATCATTACCATATACAAATCCAGTGCTGATGTAATTAAAAACGGTATCCGTGTTCTTACAATACTCAAGAACTTCCATCAAAACATTCAGATTTGTATTAATATCTAAATGCAAATCATCAAATACGTTGTAATTACTGGTTGTACTTAAAAAATAAACAATGTTATTTGATTGTGGTTGTCTTTCCTCACGAGGAATCACAATTACATCATCGGAATAAAGACGAGAAAAAACACTGCCAACGAATCCTGTGCCACCATAAACTGAAATTTTATCAGGCATATTTCTCACAATCTTTTAGAGTTTTTCCTTCAGCATCTTTTAGAGAAAGAAGAGGTTCACCATCGATCTTCCACTCAATTCCCAGTTCAGGATCATTCCAGAGAAGAGTTCTTTCATTTTCAGGACTATACTCATTCGTAACTTTATAAAAAAATTGAGTATCATCTTCCAGAGCAAGAAACCCGTGAGCAAATCCAGGAGGAGTCCACAGAGAAAGGTTATTTTTATCAGTCAATGTAATCGAAAAATGCTGCCCAAAAGTTTTTGAGGATTGGCGAAGATCAACAATTACATCCTGAACAGCACCGCGAACAATTCTCACAAGTTTACCTTGTGGTTTTTTAATCTGATAGTGCAAACCTCTTAGTACATTTTTCTTGGAACAAGACAAATTATCCTGATAAAAATCTGCGTGAAAATCAGTGACTTCACGAAACTTTTTTAGATTAAATGGAACAGAAAAGTATCCTCGATCATCTTTGTATTGATTGATCTCAAAAATCCAAGCGCCACTCAGTTTAGTTTCTACTGCTTTCATACCACTCAATCGTTTTTCTAAGTCCGTGTTCTAAAGAATACAATGGAGACCAGAACAACGTATCTCTAATCTTTGAGATATCCGTTGAGTACCTACGGTCGTGTCCTGGTCTGTCCTGAACGTATTCTATCATATCTTCACCCCTACCCATCAAATGTAAGATTTTTTTAACAAGGTCAATATTTCTGATCTCACACTCACCACCAACATTATACTTCTCACCGCTTATTCCATCTTTCCAAACTTTAATCAATGCAGTGCAATGATCATGAACATACAACCAATCTCTTACTTGCAGTCCATCACCATATACAGGAATCTTTTTCCCATCTAAGATATTCAGAATTGTTTGTGGAATGAACTTTTCTTTATACTGTCTTGGTCCATAATTATTAGAACAATTTGTAATATTGACTGGCAACCCGTGAGTATGATGATATGCCATTACAAAATGATCACTTGCTGCTTTAGATGCAGAATATGGATTTCTTGGATTATAGATTGTGTTTTCAGTAAAAGATCCATAATCTATAGATCCATAAACCTCATCAGTCGAGATGTGAATAAACTTATCCACTCCATACTTAAGAGCAAGGTTTAAAATATTTACTGTCCCATTAACATTTGTATGAACAAATGGAAGAGAATCTTTGATCGAATTATCTACGTGACTTTCTGCAGCAAAGTGAAAAATAGTTTTAATTTTGTGCCTGGAAAAAATATAATCGCAAGCAGACTTGGAAGCAATATCTATTGTATAAAGTTTAACAGGATTTGGAATATAGTGCCAGTCTGCCGCATAAGTAAGTTTATCAATACAAACTATTTCTTCGTCAGTAACTTTAACTAGATGATGGAGAAAATTGCTTCCGATAAATCCTGCCCCACCCGTGACTAATATGCTCATTTTTGACCGTACTTTTCTAAAAGTTCTGGAGAATACTGTAGAATATCTTTGATGTCTTTTTCTTCTCTTTTTGCTTTCTCAAGTTCGTAAACTCTATTTCTAAGTTCTGTAGTTGAGTATTGGTGTCTTCTCAAATGGTAATAGATTTCGATATCATTATCAATACAATACTGTTTACCAGTAAAATCAATATCTTTATATTCTTCACTCAAAAATCTAATATGAAAAGTCTGAGTTTTGATTAGATTGAGAAGATCTGCTTCCGTATCATAAACAAGAATCTCATCCACATATTTACACCCCTGCACTTGAGCATATCTCTCATAAATGGATTGCACTGGTTTATTTTTTAAACTAGGTCTATCAATTGTCGGATCGACCTGAAGTGCTACTTTTAAATAGTCACACATCTCTTTTTCCATCTTGAGCATTGTAACGTGCCCAGCATGAAAAAGATCAAAGCAACTACAATTAAAACCGATCTTCATATTAAAAGTACTTTTTTTATATTATACTAAAAAAGGACGGTTTATGCAACCGTCCAAACTCAGTTTATGCAGGCTCGCCACTTGCTCTTTGACCAGAAGCAAGAAACTGGGCGGGAGAGAGTCCCATCCGCACCACTTGCTTTTTAATGGGAAAGCAAGAAACCATAAGGGGTCATTTGACTCCACCACTTGGTTTTACGAAACCAAGAAAAGTTGGATTAACTTTGATATCTCGGTAATACCAAAGAATGCTATCAAAAATAGCACATCCCAGAGTTTGAGTTTGATGGCAAATGGAATACCGAGTAAACCCCCGATAAACTTAATTGCTAGACCAAACTTAAAGTTTCCCCATAACATAACTTGATAACCAAGCATTAGGAGAAAGTTCCCAAGATACCTCAGGATACTAGATTTAGACATAAGGGGTTTGCTCCCGACCAGTGCTGTTAACGTCCATCCGTGACGACTAATCCCAAAATTCTTCAGTGCCTTTTACATAACAAGGAACACGATCTGGATCTAACCATTTCGCATATTCGATATCTTCCATTGCAGTAGAACATTGTAGCACATTATCAAAAAGATAAATGTCATTCCATCGTTTTGTGTAATAATTTTGTTTTTGCAAGCGATAATCGGGTTTACCGTTTATCTCAAGAATACCCGCTTCTACAAAACGGTATCCTTCACGCTCTAACAAAACTTTTGGAAGTTTCGTAATCATACCACCTCAACAGATTCAAGATCTTGAGCGACATACTCCATAAGAATTTCATAGTCATCAAGGGGGTCACCAGAAAATACGACGCCTTCATTTTCGTAGAAGCGACGAACCTTTTTATAAAGTTTCGGATTCTTTACATCAAGGTAGATTTCCCCGTTAGCAGCAAGACGAAGAGTGCTAACATCTTTCTTGAATTTTTGGATCAGAGACATTGTTTTGTTTGTTGACCTAGTTATTATAAGGTGTTTAGACTTGTGTGTCAAGTGTGCCAGTGAAGTAACTGGCTATCGGGGCGGCAAGAATCGAACTTGCACCTCCGCTTCCCAAAAGCGGCATTCTACCACTATACTACGCCCCGTTGCGTTGAGTGGTCTTGCCTCCCAACAGAACTAATTATACTACTTCTTGTGCCCCCTGTCAAACGGAGCCCAGTGCTGCCAGTTGTATTTGTGAATTGCCCAGATACCCATAATAGGCAGAACAATCAAAATGTATCCAAGAAATCCAAGTGTATAAGGATTCTCCAATACCCATCGTGCGAAGTGTCCCATCAGTATCCTCTCCAGGTCTTAAATTCATAATAAAAATACTGGTCAAGAACTTTATCATCTAATGGAGCATCATCAGTTCTGTGTGCCCATACCTCACAAAACTCTACAATACGACGGTCGTGTAATGAACTGTGCCCCCACATTCTTACAAACGCTGATGCCGCAAAAGAATATCGTTGCTTAATGTGCGGTTCCATTGCCTTTGTAGTCCTCTGAGTCATAATACCCTCCTCGTGTTCCGAAGTACAGTGTTGCTAAAACAAAAGGAATTGAAACAAATAAAAGTGCTTTTGCTAATAACATCAGACCATCTCCATTGCTCGTTCTAGTTCTATGTAATGATTCATTTCATCTGTGGCAATCTCACCGATCTTGGCGTCTTCTGGATGGTCCCAGAAGTAATCTAGGTAAGTTTCTGTTGCGTGAAACTCAATACCTGAGTTCAGGTGATAAGCAGAAACAGGACCAACAAAATAGTAAACAACCATACTCCAATAATAGACGAGAACCAGATGATAAGCAAAAAAGCGATCAATCCAGCGGTCTGCTCCACCACGCGACTCCATTTCTCTGAGGTGTTCGGTTTCATTGATTGTCTGTGCGAAGTGTTCTTTCATTAAGTAATAGTGTTCTTCTGTTCGGAGACCTAGTGATTCTCTGAGATGAAGAACACTGAGAAAAGCGAAGTAGGGTGCTCTGGCAATTGTTTCTAGCACCCAGAAGCGTTGTATAGGTAGATCACGGTAAAGGAAGTCAATGATGGCTACCGTGATTGATAGAACTACATCATTGAACTTTTTCATAGGAATACTCCTGGTTGATAGTTTACCAACTTCTGCAGTTCATCAAGAATTGCACCATATTCTCTAAACTTTCTATCACCAGCAATGTAATGTCTTTGTCTTACCCATACTGCATCTGCTAGAAGTTTTAATTCGTATTCAGAAAATTCGTTAAATCGTTCCATAATACCTCTTATGTTGGTAATACAATCTGTTCCCTTGCTCCACTGTTAAGAAGTGGCGCTTTCAATACTTCCCATTTCAAATACACAACAGTATCTACCATCCACCAAAAAGCAATAGTACATAAGAAAATAGTAAGAACTGTTGATGCAGTACTCAATACAAGACTGAACTTCTTTGCTTTAAAATGGTTGATAACTCCAAGTGCCATAATCAACAATAATACTTCATACGTTATAAAATTATAGTAAGTCATTGTGGATATGCGTGTGTAAGACCCCAGTAAATAAAGGTTCCAATCGCACTGAAAAGTAAAATTGACGATATGAATGTTTTAGTCATTTTCTTCGTCCTCATAAGTAGATGGTTCTTCAAATAACTCATCCATTTTTTGTCTTAAAACTATTTCTCGTAATTCTTGTAAGT